GTTGGCGCGACGATTCCGGTCGCCTACGGTGAGGTTCTGATTGGCTCTCAGCTGCTCTCAGCAAATGTCGACGTAACCGATGAGTCTGATCCATTGCGGAATGTGATCAAGGCGCCAGGGCCTGAAACCATTCTGTTCGGTGGCGAAAAGATTGGATTTAGTAAAACTGAAGCGTCTGGTATTAGGTGCAGAAGATGGGAATATGATCAAGTAAAATTTTCAGATGGCAATTCATCTCAAAGGTTTTTGACGCTGCAGCAAGGTAACACAATAAAACTAGATGAAGTTGAGGGGGAAGACGATGACAGATCTAAGAATTATCAAGTGTTTTTCGAGCTTCAAGACGGATTGTTTGATCGTGTGAGTGGAGAAGACTCAAGCTTCGTAGATGGCTTTATCACTTATGAAATTGAAGTTACGACTAAAGTGTCAGGCCCTGACCCTGTGACCGCAACTCTTAGGGGCACTGTTCAGGGTTTGCTTTTGCGTGGGCAAAGGTATAGATGGATGAACTACATTAAATATGCGCCAATCGAAGATAACAGGGGAGTCGATACTAGAGTGAAAATAATTGATTTCAGGGCGAATGAATTTTGTGATTTAAAGGTTGCAACGAACGGATACAATCGATTCAAAGACGACAGCCAAAATAAAGCGTAATGGCATTAAACTCCACTTCAGTTATCCGCGTTGTTGATCTTCTTTGTGAAGGGCCTATCGCTGGTCTGGTCGGATGCGATGAAGGGATCTTCTTAGAAGAGACTGCGATCAGGACCGGAACAGACCGCAATTTTGCGCCTGAGGATGTCTCCTACGATTTCAAGCCAGGCGGCAAAACGCAAAGCCAGCTAGAGCAGGGGAAGGACGGCACTTCAACGGTCAATGATGTAAACATTGAGATTGGCCAAAACTATAGTGAGACATTAAGCGATGAAAACAAAGTCATCGCCAGGGATTATGGAGCCGGTCAGGTCACAAGACAAATCACAGATACAGACGTTGAGTCGTTTGAGCTGTTGCTCAGCATCCCTCGGATGTTTTCAACAGCCCAGGAAGGGCTAGCGAAAGGCCAGCTTTTTAACGGCAGCATCCAAATTGCAATCGACGTTCAGGCTCAAGGCGAAGCGTTCAATACTGTTTATGACAGGACAATTACAGGCATTGCGGTGAGTGACTATCAACTTAAGTCGCCACGAATCAACCTGAGCGGCCAAGGCCCGTGGAACATCCGAGTGAGAAAAGTGAACCTTGGGGAAAATCACTTTGAGGTTAAATTTCAAAACTTTACTGGTATCGATCAAGACATCCCAATTGCAAACGGCAGGGGCAACCAGATATTTTGGACAAGCTTGATCGAGCTTCAATCTCTTAGAACAGCATATCCATTCTGCGCGGTGGCTGGCCTTTCGATCTCTACGCAGCAGTTCAAAAGCTTGCCGACGAGGGCTTACAAGATTCGGGGCCGGATCGTTGAAGTTCCATCAAATTCGTTTGTACGTGACGATGGCAGCCTGGGGTTTGATGGAGCATTTGATGGCAGCCTCAAGAAAGCTTGGACAACCTGCCCAGTCTGCTGCTGGTACGACATGGCCACGAACAGCAGATATGGGGCCGGTGATTTTGTAGATGCGTCAAACCTGAGCTGGGTTGATTTGTACCCATTGAGCCAGTATTCAAATCAGTTGGTCACAAACCCAGACGGCACGCAAGAACCGCGTTTTGCGTGTAACACCGTGATAGCCAGCAGGGCTGAAGCGTTCAACGTTTTGCAGGATCTAGCCAGTGTGTTCAGGGGAATGTTGTATTGGCAGGCAAACACGATTCAAGCGACAGCCGATCACGGGAATTTAGACGGCAGCAGCCTTTCAGCTGTGCATCTTTATACAAATAGCAACGTTATCAACGGGGCGTTCTCTTATTCAGGAACATCACTAAAAACCAGGAGTACATCAATCAGGGTTAGATATAACGACCCCGCAAACTTCTTTAAGTCAAATGTTGTTGTAGTTGAAGATGCGGAGCTAATAAGCAAATACGGCTATCAGGTGAGGGAGTTGGTGGGTTTTGGCGTTACCTCAAAGTTTCAAGCGCAACGGCTTGGGCGGTGGGCGCTTTTGTCTGAGGAGATTGACGGCGAAGTTGTGACGCTGACAACCGGACTGCAGGGCGCAGTCGTTCTCCCCGGGCAGATCTTCGCCGTAGCGGATGAAATGCGGCAGGGCGTGCGTCTTGCCGGACGAGTGAGCGCGGCAACAACGTCTGCAATCACGCTCGATCAGGCCGCAGCATTGGCGGGTGGAGGGAATGACCGGCTGACCTGTACATTGCCAGATGGATCGGTTGAGACACGGCCAATCCTCTCTGTAGCGGGTTCAGTGGTGAATGTGCAGGCTTTTAGCGCTGCGCCATTGTTGCAGTCGATATGGTCGATCAGCGCGAGCAACATTAAAGAGCAAAAATTTAGATGCCTTTCAGTTTCTGACAACGGTGATGGTCAATTTGGGATCACAGGCGTTGAAAGCAACGACAGCATCTATTCAGCTGCTGACAGTGGCGGGAAACTGGAATTTGAGCCGATAACACTATTAAATGAAACACCGGCAAAGCCTACAAACTTAAATATCTCAGCCCGTCAAATTCAGATCAATAGCGAAACAACTAATCAAGCCGTTGTTTCATGGTCTCGCGGTTCAACTGGCCAGACTGTTGATTTTGAGCTGGAGTACAAGCTTGGCGATGGGAATTACACAGCGGTCTCAACGTCCAACGTATTTTTAGAAATCAATGGGTTGAGTGTTGGCACTCAGCTCACTGTGAGGGTGAGAGGCGTTGGCGTTGCTCCGCTGCGGAAACGCTCGCCCTATGTGACTGGGCGGTTTACGGTGCCAGTCGTTGAAATCGAGCCCGGCCAGGCTGGTGTCACTGTTTTGCCGCCAGATCCGGCAGACGTGACCATTCAAGCGTCTGGCAGTGATCAAGTTGTGCTGAGGTGGGCAATCCCCCAAACCGCGCTGAATACAGATAAGTTCATTGCGCTGATCAGACAGGCATCCCAGACCGATGGTACAGCCACATGGCCGAATAGCACGCTGTTGAGAAAAGTTGAGGCCAGGACGAATTACGCCAGCTTGCCGCTGATTGAAGGTGAATATCTGGTCAAGTTTGAGAGCGAATTTGGCCAGCGCAGTGCAAATGCGAAATCAGCAGTCATCAGCCTGCCGGCGCCTATCCCAAGGCTTGACATTCAAACGAGAAGAGAAGATCAAGACACGCCACCATTCAAAGGAGTCAAAGATGGTGTTTTCTATGACAGCGATCTTGACGGCTTGGTCTTAGGTGGAGCTTCAACCCTTAGTACGGTTTCAACTGTCGATGATGTTGTTGATTTTGACGAGCTGTCATCCGTTGATGACCTGTCCTTAATCGTCGCTTTTGGCGAGCGCTTGCCAAGTGGTGAATATTACTTTGAGAATGTGCTCGATCTTGGCGGAGTTTTCAGCGTACTTTTTGAGAGGAAGCTGACCACAAGAGGGATCTATCCCGACGCCTTGATCGATGACAGAACAGAATTTATCGATAGGTGGTCAGATGTCGACGGGGATCTGGCCGACAACACCAGCGCAGATCTGTTTTTCAGGACGAGCAACCAGGCTACTGTTGATCAGTTTTTCCTTTTAGAGGACGGCGATTTCTTGTTGCTGGAGGACGGCGACAAGATCGAGACAGAATCAGACATAGATTTTGGCGCATGGACGCCAATGGAATCAGGCCGCTACACCGGCAGGCAGTTTCAATTTAGGACAAACCTGCAAACGTTTGCCAGCGATCAGACTCCGATTGTTGATGAGCTGGGTTTTACCGTTCAGCTTGAATCACGTACAGAAAGCAGCGCAACGATTGCAAGCGGGGCAGGGGCCAAGACAGTGACGTTTGCAAAAGCGTTCTATCAGGCGCCTGGGATTGGCATCACCGCATCAAACCTAGCTGCAGGGGATTATTATGAGATCACATCCCCCAGCGCTAGTCAGTTCACGATTACGTTCAAAGACCGGTTTAACGCTGCAATTGACCGTAATTTTCAGTACCAAGCGACTGGATTTGGAACCGAAGAGACTTAAATGGCGACCTCCGACTACGTCTTAGCTAATGCATCAGGAGCAGCATTCAGAGCTGATGCGAATCAAACACTGCAGGCAATCGTTAGCAATAACAGCAGCGCGACCGAACCCAATCCCACATTTGCATTTATGTGGTGGGTTGACACTACAAACAACCTGCTTAAACAGCGCAACACAGCCAACTCAGCTTGGGTCACGCTCGGCACGCTGGACGGTGGCAGGCTGCTGAACGATGGCAGCTCAGCAGCTCCGGCGCTGGCGTTTGCTGCAGATACTGACACCGGACTGACGAGGGGAGGGGCGAATCAGCTGAAATTCGTTGCTGCTGGTGACGATGTGGTGACGGCAAGCTCAAGCGATGTTGTCGTCAATGAAGGGGGCAATAATCTTGACGTGAGGATTGAAGGGCAAAACAATTCAGCTCTTTTATGCACGGACGCGAGCACCGACAGGGTGGGGATTGGCATCAGCAACCCCGGAACTTTTGTGGAGATAGTCAGCACAGCGCCTTATGTAACCATCAGAAACAGCACTCAGGAGGATAATGTTGATGGGCGAGAAAGCAAAGTCATATTTGAAGGTGAACAATCAGGGGGCGAGATTTCTACGCTGGCCCAAATAGAAGCCAGCCATACGACCAGCAACGACAACCAAGCGGGCAAGCTTTCGTTTTCTACTAACAGCGGGTCTTCAATTAGCGAAACGTTGAGGCTAGGCAGCGATGGTGATATTTTGTTTTGCGGCACAAGCGTAACCACTCCGGGCAAAAATAATACGGACTTAGGCGCATCATTTGAAAAAACTGCAAACGGTCCAAGTTTTTACGTGAGCAACGGCGCAACCGTGCCAATTTTTGTGAACCGAAATACAACAGGCACCGTTCTCGCGGTCCGCTATCAATCTGTAGCGAAAGGAGGGATTGACGTTACGACAACCTCTGTCGTTTATAACACAAGCTCAGATTATCGGCTAAAAGAAAATATCGTTGAAATTAATGATGCCATCGATAGAGTTAAGCGATTAAAACCTAAACGATTTAATTTCATTCAAGAGCCGTCAGTTGTTGTCGATGGCTTTATGGCCCATGAAGCTCAAGAGGTTGTTCCTGAGTCTGTAACCGGAGCTAAAGACGAAATCGACGACAACGGAGAACCTGTCTACCAAGGCATCGATCATTCAAAGCTGGTCCCATTGCTCACCGCAGCATTGCAAGACGCAATCAGCCAGATCGAGGCGCTAACGTCTCGCGTTGACGCTTTGGAGGCTTGATTAATGGCTGACCGTAAAATCACAGAATTAGCGTCACTGACCAGCCCTGCAACGGGCGACCTGATCCCGGTCGTTGACATATCAGAAGCGGCGAACGTCAACAAAAACAAAACGCTGACTTTTGGCCAAGCATTCCGCAGCCTTCCTAATGGCAGCGCAAGTGCTCCTGCCTTGGGCTGGCTGAGTGATGGCGGTGTCACTGGGCTGTATAGAGTCGCCCAAAACGAAATCGGCATATCGATTAATTCAAGTTTTGTTGCTGCAATTACAAGCGCTGGGTTTCAACTAGGTGCAGGGACAGCAGCGGCGCAGCTTCATGTTTTTGGCAGTGATACAACTGATCAGGTGATCATTGAGAACAACGATACGGGCGGCGATACGGCTCCTGACGTTGTGCTTTATCGCAATTCAGCCTCACCAGCAGCAGACGACAACATAGGCAATATTGAATTTAGAGGCAAAGATTCAGGCGGCAATACAGCTGAATATGCAAGCGTAAGAGCGGAAATCAAGGCAACAACCGATACAGCAGAAGACGGCGTTCTTGACCTGATGACATCATCAGCCGGTACTGTCGCGAGCCGCGTGCGGATTGATGGCTTCAACGTTGGCATCCATGAATTAGATCCTGAGTATCCGCTCCACCTGACGACAGGGATTACGTCAACAGCGTTTCAGGTTGAGTGCAATGCAGTTGATTCAGCATCCGGCGCTGATGTGACGCTGTATCACACCAGGAACGGAGCCGCAAGCGTTGCAAATGACAAGATCAGCACGTTGTTCTACAGGGCAAAAAACGATAACGCGAGCCCTGCGGACGTTGATTATGCAGCGATCGAGGGAAGCGTTTCAGACCCGACTGATGGTGCAGAGGTTGGTTCTATACAGCTGAAAACGCAAACAGCTGGCACGCTCTCAACTCAGCTGCAGATCAGTGGTGCATCCCTGGGCCTGTTTG